TTAAATCGCCACCAACTGTTAAATTTCCTTCAATATCCATATTTCCAGTGATTCTAGCAGATCCTGTAAGGTCAAAATCAGTTGCCGGTGCACTAGTAAAAATACCTACACGCTTATTATCTGCATCTACATAAAATGCATTATCTTGAGCATTGCCTCTTCTAGTTCTTATTGCAAAATCTTTATTAGAAATTTGTGTGTCAATAAAACTAGTTCCTGTGGTTTTGCTAACAGTTAATGTTAGATAATCTGATGTTTGATCACCGATTGTAAGTCCTTTAAGATTTTTAATCTTGACGCCACCTGTAGTTTGTGTGTCATCATTTGTTTTCATAAACTTATCAACAGTGTATGTTTCGTTTGTGTTTACATCAATAAGTGAGCTTGTACTTTCTGCTGTACCTCTAAACCAAAAATCTACACTTACAGGATTAAATCCTAATTTAATTTTTTGTCTTCTCGGAGTGCTTGTGTCGTCAGGATCTAAAGGAAATCCTGTAATATTAACAAGAGGTACAAAAGTTGCTGTAGATAGGATTCCGGCTAATGTTCCTGCTATATAAAAGAACATAACAGTTCTGTCTTGTGATTGATTATCTAATACTGTTACTGCTTCAAATCCTGTTTTTCCTTGAGCATCTGAGTAATTTGGTCCTACTAATACTAAATCTGCACCATCGAAGAAATAAAGTTTATTATTTAAACTATCGATCCATAAATCACCTAGCACTAAATTAGGTTGAGAACTGCTAACTACTGCGCCGCCAGCACTTTTAAATGTTTCTCCATCATATAATTTAAGACGTTCTTCAGAAGTATCATACCAAAGTTGTCCAGTTAACGGATTTCCAGGTGCGCTTGTTTTTGCAAAATTTTCTAATAATTTAATATAGTTTTCATTTAAAAATTCACCAAAACCTTTATAGTTACGTCCAACAAGGGTTATATCAGTAGAAGTATTATCAATTTGACCGTCTACTAATTCAACTAATAGCTCTCCGTTTGTTTTATTAAGTCTGTAACTCATTAGCTTTCCTTACCTCCGTAAATAATATAATTCAGTGTAATTGTTGGAGGCATAATATTTAGAGGTTGTCCTAGATCATTTTCATCAACACCACCACTATTTGACAATGCTTGTCCTGCACCTGTTCCTGTAGGAGCATCATACACTCTAACGTTATCATCTACTGGTGTTCCTGTAACATCTGAAATTGCAAAAAACTGATTATTTTCGCTATCTCTCATATCGTGTTTATGTTCTGGTAAATTGTTTATTGAAATACTTTTAGTTTCTTCACCATCTTTAAGACCAACTGTATCTGCAGATTCAGCAGTAACAACATTTGCACTTGTGCCTCCCATATTATCAGCACCCAGCGGCAATCTACCTCTTAAATCAGGAACTCTAAAATATTCAGGAGTTACTGAGCTTCTACTTCCAAACTTATACCCTAATACGGTTGCTAATTCTGGCCATTTTGCAATTTCTACTTCTCTACCATCGCACAATATCCAACCATCTGGTGCTTCATCTCCAGCATATGGCATAATTACACCCGGAGGATTAACTGGAACTACACTTAAAAAGTCTTTTCTAGTAATTTTAAACAGGCCTTGATTAGATCCTGATGGAACATTAATAATTAATTCATCAGATGTATCTGTTTCTGTTACTGCATCTCTATCTGTAATAAATCTATTACTAATTGTAGTTCTAAAAATTTTCTTTAGCGGAGATTCACCAATAGAACCGTCTTCGTTTTCAAAATTTGCATCTTGATACTGTCCGTCAAACACAACATCTAAAACAGATTCAACATCACCTACTATTGAAAAGTTTGTTTTAGATGTTAATACGTCAGATTTAGTAGATCTACCATTAACTGTTCCTGTTACAGTACCAATTACATTTCCGTATATGTCTGTTCCATAAATATTTCTATACTTAACGCTAGGCGAACCTATATCTCTAATAGCATTATCATCAGCAACAATAGACGATGTTGTTAATAAACCTGTTATTTTCGTATCGCCGCCTACATTCAAATTTCTAGCAATACCTGCGCCACCTTTAGTAGTTAATGCACCGTTAGTAAACACTGTACTATCTGTTGTTGAATTAACAAGTAAAGATCCACTTGACTGAATATCGCCTATTACGTCTAATTCTTTATCTGGTGCTTCGTTATTAATACCAACTTTCAAGTTAGAATCTAAACGCATTATTGTTCTTGTAATATTGTTGTTTCTAACACGTATGTCAATGTTTGAACCACCAATGTTATTTTGTAAAATACCTGCGTTTCCTTCAACTCCAACTGTAAGTTCAGCGTTAATACCTAAATTTAGTCCTTGGTTGTTTTGAATGTTAATCGGAAATTCTGTAGTACTTGTAGCATTACTTCTTAAAAAATTAGCTGCCGATATTGGTAATGGTTCTCCAGGAATAATAAGGCTTTCAGCCTTTTCTGCAATGCCATAAAATTTAAAATTGCTTACTCCATCATTGTCAGTGTCTTTATTAATTAAATTTAAGCCAGGATTAATAACATCAAACCCTGGAATTTTTGCTTTTGGTGTAAAAGATGGATTGTTAGAATAAATTGCAACAATTTCTGACGAAACTTCTACTTCTAAAACTGTATATGTATTGTTATCTGATGCAAGTATCGATGCAGGTGATGAACCCGTTGCCAATCCTTCACTAAATTGAGGACCAACTAGAATCCAGCCGCCGCCTGTGTATAAGTATAACTGCTGATTATCTTTATCTACCCACAAATCGCCAGTTTGCGCTCTAGCAGGAGCAGAAACTGCCTTTGTAATGCCACTTGCCGGTGACCAGTTACTACCATCATAAACTTTTAATGTCGGAGTTTCTTCTCCATTATCGTACCAAAGTTGTCCTTCGGTAGGATTTGCAGGTTCTGTTGATTTAGCAAAATTTTCTAATAAGTGTAAAAAGTTTTCAGCAATAATAGCACCATACGAAGTAGTGTTACGTCCCGGAATACTAATACTTGTTTCGGTATTTAATGTACCGTCTTCAATAGTTAGTGTTCCTTTATTTGCTACGTCTGTATAAGATATTGTGTATGCCATCGTTACGCCTCATTAAATCCGGTTAAACTTTGTACTCTAACAGTATAATCAATTTGGATTAATCTGTTTAACGACTTTTGTACAGGATGGAAAATAACGTGTGTTAATAATCTTCCGTCACCAGTTGGTGAATAGCTTTTTAAACCTAATTCATCAAATACATATAAACTTTCAGTACCAGATGCTGTATCAAAAGCATCTTGACCATTTGGCTCACCGTAATCTAGCAAACAAGTTACTAATATATCTGTATAATTAGTACCACTTACGTGTCGTGTTTCAATTTTATTTCGGACAGGATCAATATTATTAACACTTCTATCATCTACAACTTTAGTAAAAGTTTGATTATATAAACTTGCATTAGTACCAGTACTATTTGGAGTCAAATAAGTAATAATTCCTGTAGGATCTATACTTGTGCCTCCGTTGCCAAAGCTCATTTCGTGTATCCAACCTTGTCCAGCGTTTGCTAAACTTTCAGCTAACGATATACTCATATTCTCATAGTGAATAGCATTACGTTTATTAATAAGAACTTCACCACTATTTGGGTCGTGGATCTTTATGTGTCCTTCTAATAAAATGCCATTTGTATCTTTAAAATTGTCTGCCATATCTATATCCTGTCATTGTATTTATCGCGGTAGATCAATACTTGTCTTACGTAAGAATTTTGCAATCTGTGTGTCAGATTTTCCTAAAGGACTCATAATTGATACATTTTTCCATTTTGTTTCATCCCAAGAACTTGCTAAAATATCTTGCAATGCTTCGTAGAATTTTCCGTTGTATAAAACAACCTCTCCTTTGCTATAATCAACGGTTTCTTTAAAATTAAGTTTGTAAGGACCGTTGGAAATATTATTAATTTCATTCCAAGAATACCCTGTTTTCTTAGAAATAATAATTTTAACATTTGGTTCTGGCGGATTTGTTAATCTTACATATGCTCCGATTGCTCTATTTACTGCATATTCTGCTTCAAGAGTAACATTTCCGTTAACACTATCTTGTCCAATAGCCGGATCAAAATATGTTAGTGGATTTTTACGTAAACGTCTACCACTAATAAACATATCTATATCCATTCCTTCCCAATATTCGTATGGTATACT